GAGATTACGCCGCCAGGGCCGACCATCGAGCATTGCGTGTCGAGGAAGCTATATGTTTTCATGATTCAGGCCTTTAGCGCGAGATGTTGAGGACAATGTCGGCGGAATGAATCGCGCCGGCGCATTTTGCCGCTACTTGGAAAGCAACGGACTTGCGCGCCTGGCGGTCGGCTTGCGACTGCAGGGCGATCGGCGGGGCGTAAACATAGAAGCCCTGCGCGATAAAGTCGCCTTGCTCCAGCGTGCCAAAGCCCGATTGGTCCCATACGCCTGGAGCCAAATACCCGTTGGTGACGAATCGGGAGCAAGACGCCTCGATCGTCGTGGCGATGAGGTGGTTGCCCGGATCGGTTTGCGGTATCTTCGTTGGCGACGTGTAGAACAGGTTGAACACGTCGTTCATCACGCTGATAGCGAACGCGTCGGCGCCCGTGATGGTGTCGATGAATTCGCCCGAGGCCATGCGGCCCTGCTCGATGATGGTCGTGTTGTTGTTGTACGCCACGAACACGTTACCGTAGTTGGCTTCCACATTGGCCATTTGCTGATCGTTGAGCGTTTCCGCAACAACGCCGGGCTCTTGCTTCCACATCACCGTGATGACCGTGTTATTGCCGTTGTAGTTGACCGTCAGCGCGCGACCCAGCAGCGAGGCCACCGCGTAGGGGCTGGTACTGGAGTATTGCCAAACGGTCTTGTTCAACTTGGCCTGGGCGAGCTGGTAGCCGATACTGGTCGTATTCGCCGCGCCGATCAGCTCGGACGCATCTTGGCTGGTGACGCCGTATACGTGCTTGTTATTCGTCGCTTCGATGAAACTGGCCACGGCGAGCTGGTCGGCAGCCACGGCTTCGGGAATCATCATGCCGTAGAAGGTTTGGCCATACTGCGAGTCAAAGATCAGGGCCGCAGCGACAGCGGACTCCGCCAGGATACCGGGAGCCGTGTACGCGCCGGCGCCACTCACGCCGCCCAGCATGCCCGCGATGTTGACACCGGTTGCCGCAGCCGCCAAAAATGTGACTTGGCTCGTTGCACCGGTCGTGCCGCTGGAGAACTCGAAGCGCTGATACTGCGCGTTATAGATGACGGTCGCGGCCACGAAGCCCGCATTTGCCGCGCGCACGGCAGTCTGGATGATGCCTGCGATGGCGTTGAAATTAGCGGCGCCGGCGAACGTCAAGCCCGTCACGTCAACCGGGGCAATGGCGTCAATGCCAACTTTGAAAGAGCCGGTAGTGATTGCCGTCCATGCGGCTAGCTGCTGATTGGCCGTCGACAGTGGCGCACAGACCAGTTTGCCAGCCGTGGCAGTTTTCGCCCAGCGGCCGATCTTGATCTCGCGTGGCTGTGGGACTTGGGAGAACCAAGCTTTGGCGCAGCCATACTCGGGGCCCGTGTTGCCGAAGGCGATGCCAACGTCGGTCAGGCTGGTGTAAGTGCGCAAGCGCTCGGTCACGTCAACGACGGGCGACGATGTGGCTACCAGCAAGCTCGACAGGTTTTGCGCCTGGGCGGCAAGGGCCGACAGGACAACGCTGACGAAGATGAGCCGCGAGGCGGAAAGTTTGGGGGTGGCCATATTATGTCCCTGTAGTAATGTGGATCGGCGGCGCGCAAGAGTAGACGTCGATATCGGCAGATTCAGTATTCAAAATGGCGTAGGTACGCGCCACGGTACGACGGAAGTATAAGGGCAAATCATACCGCCTATACCATTGAGCATCAATCAATTCAGGCGCTGCCATGATTTTACCTGTAGCGACGAAGAAAAGCCCCTTCAATTTCAACTGCTCGCGGTTCTGGTCGAGAAACAGGCCATCGCGCAACATCTTAGTGAAAGCCCTGGCGTTGGGGCCGTAGAAACTGGCCAAGACGGTCATCTGCTCGGCTGTGCTTTGCGTGCTTGACCCGTCACCGGTGCCGGCATGCTCAATATAGGGGTAGCCTGGCGTTGTGTCATCGTCGGCCACGCCGATGGCGCACCAATCCACGCTGGGCGCGGGCATCTTGGGCGGCTTCGGCTGCCAGCGTGGGCGCACCATGGCGCCCGGCAAGCCGGTGATGCCCTGGACGGCTTCGGTCAGGTCGTCATCGAGGGCATCGTCTTCGTCGGGCGCGGCCGAGGTGGGCAGCAGGTAGCCGCCAGTTGCGCTGGTATTCATCCCGCACCGCCCACGCCGTCAGGCACGCCCACAATCCAGTTGACACCGTGCCAGAGGTAGTCGCTGACAGTCATGGCCCCGTAGCGCTTGCCGTTCCAGACGATGATATCGCCCTCGCTGATCTGCGTCATTGTCGTCACCAGGATCGAGCCGGTAATGTATTCGCCATCGGCGATACGCTCCAGGATGGCAGCTTTGTCCATCGTGATGCAGCCGGTGAAGGGGTAGGGCGTTTCGGTATTGACCGCGCGGCCCCGGCCGTTGACCGTCTGGACGACGCGGCGCAGCTCCAGCAGGCGGGCGCCGAGCTCGGGGTCATTCACCACTTCGGAGAGATCGATCATTTTTTCTTGATCACATAGGTTATTGCGTTTCGGTATTGCCCCGATTCTATCAGGGGTTTGGCCAGATCGCTACCTTCGGGCAAGCCCTGCGCACGGCGCGCCAGCTCGGCGGCGGCGCCTTTGGCAGCCCGGTTGCGGCGCACGCGCGAGGCGAGGGTGGCGTCAGCCAGGGCCGGGGACAGGCCGGAATTGATCAGGGCCTTGACGGAGCTTGCGGCGGCCATGCCCGCGGCGGCCAGCTGGCGGTCAGCTTCGGCCAGGTCACCTTGTACGCCGGCACGGCCCGCTTTGGCGAAGCGCTCAATAATCGCGGGCTGTGCGTTGGCAATGCCGGGGATCAGGTGAGGGCGCGCGGGAATGTTCTTGGCCGGGCTGCCATGCTCCATGATGTAGCCGATGGTGGCGTTATTGATGGGGTCGCCGGGGGCGTTGCGCTCAGCCTTGTCGGAAGGAATACCGACCAGTACCTCGCGCTGGGCCAGCTGGCGAATACTACGCATCACCTCGGCCATGTGGTCCTGGGTGACGATGGTAGTCACAGCTGCATTCCGCCCATGCCGACCATACGCGCCCATTGCAGGAACTGGATGCCGTAGCCGGTGGTGCCCCAGAAACCCGCGTCCTCCAGCGATACGAGGGCGTTGTCGTAGGACACGCTCACCTTGTCGACGGACTTCGAGGAGATTGGCGCGCCGGTGCCGCCCAGGCCAACGCCGGACGCGGCCGCCTTCATGGCACGCGCGCCGGTCACGAGGTAGTGGGCGGTGAAAAGCTCGGTGCCGAGGGGCAGGAGATCCGCCCAACGGCATTCTGGGAGCAACTTCTCCGCCAGGGTAATCCAGCGCTGCACCGTCGCGTCGGGGTAAGCCGTCGGGTCAGCGAACTCGGGGAAGTCCTGGCGGAAGGTTGCGACGTCCATTACTTCTTGGCCTTCGTGTCGGCGGCTGGCGTCATAGCCGCATAGGCGGCAATCGTGGCATCGCGCTCGGCAATAACAGATACTGCGTCGGCCCGGGACTTCTCGGCCGCTTCGGCCCGCTGTAGCGCGGCCGACAAGGCGGTTTGCTGCTTGACGATCGTGAGGCGCAGCTCAGGTGCGGCGGCCGCATCGTCTTGCGCCGCAACCAGTTGCTCTTTCAGCTGCTCGATTTCCGAAGCCGCCGCGATGCGCGTCTGGTCCAGCAGTGCCTGCAGGTCGGCCACGCCGTCGGGGGCGTCGGTGACGGACGAGGTGTGGTGCTTGACGAACGGATGCTCGGCGACGTCATCGGCAACCGTGTGATTGCCCTTCGGCAGCGCAACGTCATCGTGGCCAGCGCGTTGCAGGGTGATGTTGCGATTGATATAGATGGATTTCATGATTTCCCTTGATGGTGTGGAAAGGGCGGCCGAAACCGCCCCGTGGTTTAGATGCCGTCCGCGTAGGCGCCGGATTCAGGGTAGACCCACTCGACCACGCCCAGGCGGCAGAAGTACGTCACCAGCTGGTTGAGCGAGCGGTACTCCAGCGGCGTGCGCTGCACGGGGACCAGTGGGAAGCGCACGCGCTTGCGGTCGTTCGTGTACGCGACCATGCGATCCGCGCCAGCAGCGCCAGCGCCTTCCAGCCATTTGACGGGCATGATGTTCAACGGCCGGCCGTTCTTGGCCATCGAAATGCAGTTCATGCGGACGTATTCCAGCACCGAGATATTGCCGGCGTCGGACACTTTGCGCGAAACCAGCACGCCGAATTTCAGCGGGGGCAGCAGCAAGTCGGTCGGGGCCAGCGCATAACCGGCATTCTTCCAGGCACGAGCCAACAGCGCGTTGACGTCGGCCAGGATCGAATCGGCGGTTGTCGTGGTCAGCGCCCAGTTGGCACCCGTGATGTTTGCCAGGTCCACACCGGTGTTGTTGATCAGGCCCGTGACGCCCAGCACCGAGTCGCCGACGTAGACCTGCTCATCGATATCCATCTGGCGTTTCAGTTCCATGCCTTCGACCTTTTGCGTGTCGACAGGACGGCCCAGGCGTGCGGCGCTTTCCAGTTCCGGCACGGACCAGCCCAGCTCCATGGCCCAGAGGCTCAAGGGCTGATCGGTCTTGCCGATATCCAGGGCGATGCCGCGGATAGCGTTCGAGTCTTTGCCGACCCAGTTTTTACCGGTAGGCGATGGGCCGCCCGCAGCAGCAAAAAACGAGTTGGTGAACGAGGAGCGCTCATCGGCGATGGTCACATCTTCGCGCAGCTGAATGTCGCGCGACCAGGTGACGTCGACCAGCGGCATATTCAGGGTCGGATCGAGCTTTTCGAGCTCGCCGACCAGGAACGCGCCGGCGCTGTCGATCGTGCGGCTGTCGAAGGTCATCATGCCGTCATTGGTCGATTGACGCACGCGGCGCGGGGCGAAGGCCGCCGAGGTGGCTTGCGCCATCGTACGAGCGACCAGGAGTTTTTGTTGTTTCATGTTCGGGCGCTCCGGTTAGATGTTGAATTCGATTTCGACGTTGCCGTCGGCATCGGCTGCGCTGGAGAAGAAGGCGCCGGGGATGACCGAGTTGTTTGCCGTCGTACCCGCTTCCAGGCCACCGATAATCTGGCCGGCGACTGCTGCGGCGTTGCGCACGTAGACCGGGTTGCCGATGGCCGGCGTACCCAGCTGCGCCTTGACGGTCATCCAGCCGCGGCGCATACGGTCTTGCATCACGCCGGGGTTGACGCCCGTGCCATTGGCGTTCGTCGTCTGGGTAGGGTAGGGACGAACCAGAAAGCCCGCGATCAGCGTGCCCGCGTCGCCGGAAGCGAAAGGCAGGAAGACGCCCGCGACGAGCTTGCCCGGCAGGCCATACGCCGAGAATGGCAGGCCGGTAGGGTTAGTAACGGTCGGTTCGACGGTCGTGACGCCACGGCGGGAGATATCGCCGGGGATACCCGACGCCATGCGTTTGAGAAGTGCGTTGCTTGCCATGATGTATTGCTCCTTTTAGGCGCGGGATTTCCAGAATTCGGCGTTTGCTTTGTTGATTTCCGCCGGGGTGATTGGGGCCGCGCCAAAGTCGCGGGTACGAGCACCGGAGTGCACAGCGACGTGGCCGGTATTCTTGGCCTTCATCAGTTGGGCGCCAGCGGTGAAAATGATTTGCGCGGCGTCGTCGGTCAAGGCGTCAACCGTGCGCCCGGCCAGCAGCGGCTGCAGCACGGCCAGTGTGTCAGGCGTGCGCGCGGCTTGCACCAGGGCGGCTTTGCGCAGCGTGGCCACGGTATCGCCGGTCGCCACACGGATGCCGGGTGCCAGCACTTCGGCCAGGCACAACGCGGCGTCCATGGTCTTCTTGGCGTCCGGGTCTTCCTCGTCCTCGATCTTCGTGGCGCTGGTCGACTCGGCAATGCCTTCGTCTTTGGACTTGACCAGCTTGGCCAGGATCTGACCCATGCTGTCGACGGTCTGCGTCAGTTTGGCCAGGGTATCGGCGGTTTGCTTCTTTTCCGCTTCGGCCGCTTCGTCAGCAACGCGCTGTTCTTCCGCTGCTTCCTCGGCTTCCATTTCATCGGCGACACGTTTTTGCAGGGCGGCATCGCCGGAGCGAAGGGCCTGCATGAAGCGGGCGACCACGCCGGTGGGGGTTTTTGTAGGTTTGGACATGATTTCCTCGTCTTGGATTGAACAGCGCGGGCCGGCGCGACCGCGCTCGACCAGTGCCGCATGGTTGCCGATAATGTTGCGCTGGTACGCCAGGCCGGGCGTGTTTTGCTCATAGTCGGCATCGTAGCCTACCGACACCTCGCGCATGTTCTTGGCGGTACGAATCGCATGCGCGTCTTTAATCAGGAAGTCCGCCAGGAGCAGGTCGGGTTCGTCGGTACTGCGCCGCAGGTTCTGCATGTGGCCGACTTCGTGCATGCGCACGTTGTTGGAATCCACGAACGTGTGGCGAATGGTGATCGACTTGCCCTCCAGGCTGG